TTTTTCTCTTCCAGCAATTGAAATTGAACGTTTAGTTAAATTAGAGCAGGAATGGATGTATCGTGAATATCGTGATGCTGTGCAAGATGCATGGTATATTCTTGATAAAAAATACTATGGAACTCAGGAATGGAAAAACACAAGAACGTTTCAACTTCCTAAGTGTGTAATGGCAATTAAATACGTTTATGAAATGACTTCTGGACAAAGAGTATTCGGTATCCACGATCCAGATTTAACTTTTGACAGATTAATGGCTGCTGACCTTTATTTGACTCCGCTTTCATCAGATCAAATTACCTATCGTACAATACAATGGAGTTTCTGGGATTTAGCAAAACAATTTAATTTGAAAGATATTAACCATCACTTCAGTGTTAATACAAAGAGATTAATCATCACAGGTAGAGATCCTTCTGAATCACTTTGGGTGACAACTCTGAATCAAATTCCTGAAGAAGATCTTTATGAAGATCCTCTTTTCCTTAAATGGGTTATTGCAAGAGGAAAAATGCAATTAGCAAGAATTCTTGGTACATTTAACTATACACTTATTGGCGGAATACAAATAAACTATGCCGATATTAGAGCAGAAGGAAAAGAAGAATTGGATGCTCTTAAAGAAAAAATCAAAACTGATCAAAGCGCCGATTGGTTCATGATGATGGCATAACTATGTATAATGGAGTAATATATTGCGCAACATCCCCCTCTGATAAAAAATATTATGGACAAACTTTTCATGATTTCAAAAGTCGTAAAGGACGACATTTTCTTGAAGCTATAAATAGAGATTGTCAGTATGCTTTTCACAGAGCGCTTCGAAAATATGGGTTTGAGAATTTTAAATGGGAAATAATTGAAAAGTATTCATTTGATAATGAAGAGCAATTAATTACTACATTAAATGATCGTGAGATCTATTGGATAGAAAAAGATAAAACATATATGCCTGAATTTGGTTATAATATGAAAATTGGAGGATTTAATGGAAGACATTGTCAAGAAACAAAAGATAAAATACGAAAAAAATTATTAGGCGTAAAACATTCATCAGAAAGAAGAAAACATGAATCAGAATCACATATTGGGCAAACTGCGTGGAATAAGGGGAAAAAATGTACGCAATTTGCAGGAGAAAATAATGGTATGTACGGAATTTCTGTATATGATTTATGGGTTAAAAAATATGGAAAAGAAGAAGCTGACAAGCGAAAAGAAGCTCGTCGGATAAAATTATCCCGTTCTTTACAAGGTAAAAATAAAGGAAAAACTTATCCTAAAAATAATGAATCTATTAAAGAAAATACTATGACCAATTCAGAATCTCAAATAATCAATTATTTTAAACAGTTTGCCAAGATGACTTCTGGTAATCAAAAGGATTTTTGGGATTGGAAATTAGAAAATGCCCAGGTACTTACGCATGTTAAAACTGATGAGATTCGTGATCAGTATCCTGAAATAGATGAATGGATTAAAAACAACAAAGTAAATATTGTTCAAAAGCAATGCTTTCGAAATGCTGGTCAATTATGTATAAACGTTGACGGAGTTGATTATGTGGAAGGAGAAATTCTTTATCACGGAATTCCTATCGAACATGCTTGGAATAAAATTGACGGAAAATATTTTGATATCACCAAAGATATTTTATTTCCTCATAATTCTGATTATGCCGAATATGTTAAAATCATTGAATTAGACGTTAAAGAATATTCCCGATTTTTATTCAAATATAAACATTGGGGTGGTTTCATTCTCGAAAAATACTTAAAAGATAATCACATTAAAGAATCATTTTATCCTCGTTTATTTGAAGATGGCCTTGACGCAGCAAGAGAACGCATGTTTAATATGCATAGCGCTCCACAAAAGGGACACCGATCAACAAAAGATAAACAAGAAATTGTTGGAAAAGTATCAGGAGCATACGGCCCAACCAATATCATCAAAAACCCGAAAACTTTAAAAGGAATTGACGATGATTCCCGAGGCGTGATAGACAAAGAAGGTAATTTGTATGTTCTTGAATCAAATGTTTCTACACATACGGAAATGATCAACGTATTAGAGAAAAACGGCTTAATAAAAAATGTTGATAAATGGTGGAAAAAAATCCCCACAAATTTTGTTACAATACAACGAATCTGGGGAGAAGATAAATTTGCAATTGGAGAATCTAATGAAGTTTTATTAAAAAATTATAACGGACCGGCAGAAAGAAAAAGATGGAATATGCCTTCAATACGAGAAGCAAGAAAAACATTTATGCCCTTTATTTTAGCAGCGAGAGAAAAACATCCTAATTTTAAGTTTTATGAATATGTGCTCGATGAAATTAACGAAAAAATTCGTAAAGGAAAGGTATTTGAAGGAAGTGAGGCATTGAGCAAATATTACGAAAGAAAATTTGGCATTCCACGAAGACAAGAATTTCAATATGTAGATGAAGACGAAGAAGAAATAGTTGCCAAAGTTGAAGGAACTCCAATAATTAAAAATCCTAAATCATTTGAAGGGTTTGATAATGGAGTTAGAATTATTGTCGATAAAAGCGGAAATGTATATGCAGCAAAATACGATGGAATGTTTAATCACGGAATGATGGCCAACGCGTTAATAAGAGCTGGCCAAATCAATACACCTAAGTATAATGAAGATGCTGCATCTTCTTTAGATATGCACGGAATTTATGAAGACCAAAAGAATTTTCTCTTATTAATGAGATTACACAATACCGATAAAATTATTCAAAGCGATACATTTGAGTGGGAGGGAAAAGATACAGAATTACTTATTAAAAGATTAAAAATAAAACAACCTCAATTTGAATTTTATTTGAGATATAGCATGCATGATGAGATAGAATGAAAAAGTTAGTTAAAGAATCGTTATTATTAGAATCTCCGGATAAAGTAACTGGACATGATGGTAAAGAATATGAAATGAATATGTCCGGCCACAAATCGTATGCATTTGAAGTTATCTTAAACACAGAAAAACAAACGATTGCGGATGTATTGATTGCAAACAAACCCAATGATTATCATGGAAGCGATACAGTTACTGATGGTCCTATAAGTGGAATGGCTAATAAAACGAGAATAAGTTCAGCTCGTTCAGGAAAATATCCCTTTGATTGGGAAAAAATATATCCCGGAAGAATATATATGACTCCTAAAATCATAACCTTTTGGGTATATCCGAGTGAAAAAGAACTAAAGAAGATTATCAGCATCATGGAAAAGAAAATGAAAATCCAAATGGTTGATAATGATTGGTTTATAGAAGTTTATTCTTCCGGAATGAAACAATCAGGAACGCAGTCATACGCAAATAATTATAATCGTGATTCTGAGAATAAAGAATTAATTCCCGTTGAAAAATTTGTAGGTTCGAAAAAACCGCCCGAAAAAGAATATATTCAACATTTAGATACTAAGCATAAACATAAAGTTCCTGCTGGGTTTGGATCAAAAAACCCTGATTACATGAAAAAACGACAATGGCAAATGGCATCTGTTGCATCGGAGAGCTTAAGACCATTAGAAGAAGATAAAACATTAGGACTGAAGAAAAGAACAATAAAAGTCGTAAAAGATACTCGTGGAGATGAAGTTAAAATTTGTTTAGTAAATGGAGATTACGTAACTTCTGAAGAACCCGGATTAGGATTCAAAGAATTTGTTGAAGGTGGTCATCATTATGTTACAGGATATCCCGGATATAAATTGTTTATTCCTGAAGATGAAATATGGATCGATGATATTTATACTAAAGAACCAGAAAAAATGAAGGGAATAATTCAGCATGAGTTTATTGAAAGAAATTTAATGAAATACAAGGGATGGAATTATAGTGATGCTCATGAGTACGCCAATAAAAAGGAAGCAGAATTACGAAAAAAATCCGAAAAATAAATTGAGGGAGCAGAGACTCCCTTTTGTTTTCTTAAGATATATAAAATAAAAAGTAAATGATAAAGGATATTTACATTCGAAACCCAGAAGACCCCAATTTTAAATATGGCGTTCTTGAACATTCCGATCCTATCGAATCAATAATTTCAAAAATTAAAATGTTGATGGGAACAAGACAAGGCCAGGTTGTAGGCGATCTTAATTTTGGAATAGGTATCGAAGATTTAATTTTTGAAACAAAGGTGAACAAACAACAATTGGAAGAAAAAATTAAAGCACAATTTCAACTTTACATTTCTGAGACAAAAGATTTCATAATTACTCCTCAAGTTTCCTTTGGAAAAGCGGATGGATATGATTATGCTGTTATTGATATTTTAATCAATGATAAAAAGATGTTAGGACTTTTAGTAAAATAAAAAATATGCCAAATATTCGAAAAAAATATCACGGAAGTTATTATCAAGCTAATAAAGAAAAAATAAAAGCTCGTTCGAACGAATATTATGCAAAAAATAAAGAAAAAATACACAAAAAAATGAAAGAACGATATAAAAATAATAAAAATTTTTATATTGACCAACATTTAAAATATAGATATAATGTAAGTACAACTGAATACAATGATATGTTTGATGCGCAAAAAGGAAAATGTATTATATGTGGCACGCATCAATCAAATCTTAAAAGATCATTAAGTATTGATCACTCACATAAAACAAATAAAGTACGCGGGTTATTATGCACTAAATGTAATCTTATATTAGGATTAGCTGATGACAATGTTAATTTATTACAAAACGCGATTAAATATTTAGAAAATAACGATTAAACTTATGGAAATTTTTAACACAACACGTATAAGATTTATTGAGCTCTATCAAGATGCGTTAAATTTCATAAAGAATAGTTATGGTGAGTTGGAGCAATATTTCACGATGGCGTCTCCTATGGGACAGTTACTTCAAGTAATGTTGCACTATGGACGTATGATAATTTTCTACATTGAAGACTCAGTAACCGAATTAAACATCAAAACTGCATCAAGACCCTTAAGTATACGAGGCATAGCAAGTTTAACAGGACATAATCCTTCAAGAGCAATGGCAGCAAGAGGAACAATAACTTTTACTTATAACGGTTCAAAAGTTCCTTCATACGCAAGTATTTTGACAATTCCAAATTATACTCAATTAACAAATAATTCAAATGGTCTTACATACACAGTTGTGTTGCCTGGTGAAGAAACGAGAATAGATTTAACCAGCATCACAAATTTTATTGATGTAAATGTTATTCAAGGAAAACTTGAATATCAACAAGCAACCGGAACTGGTGACCCACTTCAATCATTTAATTTTCAAAACAAAAAAGGCGCAACAATAGACAATTATTTTATAAGTCTTTATGTTGACGGAACAAAGTGGCAAATTGTTGATTCAATTCTCGATATGACGCTTGAACAACAAGCTGCTATGGTTAAAACCGGACAAACTGGCGGTATCGATATTTTCTTTGGAAACGGCTATAATGGAGCAGTTCCAAGATTAGGAGCAACGATTTTGGTTGAGTATCTTATTACTGATGGTGATTCTGGAAACATTAATACAATGCAGAACAATCAAGTAAATAACTGGAAATTCCTCTCAAATGGCTTCGCTTTAAATGGAGAACAAATTGATCTCAACAAATATCTTAACGTTACAGTTAAAAATCCAATTATGTTTGGTTCTCAGGAAGAACCTCTTTATTTAACAAGACTTTTAGCACCACATACATCAAGAAGTTTTGTTCTTGCCAACGAAAATAATTACGTTTATTTTTTACGTAAACTTAATATTTTTACAGTTATAGATGCGATTCCAGGATTTGCAACCTTCGAAGATCAATATACACTCGATAAATACAATCAGGCAAAAACAACCTATGAGCAAATAAGTGAACAATATCGAAGAGCATGCGCAACTTATGGTGTTGCCTCTGTTCAAGCTACTACATTGAAACCTCAAGTCGATAATGCTCAACAACAACTTTATTTTTATCAAGGAAAATTAGAAGAACAAAAGAAAGATGATAATACAGTTTATTTGTTTTTAATTCCTGATGTAAACAAAAGAATTAATCCCGGAGACAATTATTATACATGTCCTTTAAGCGCTTTTGTTTTATCTGATGCCGAAAAAACCGCGATATTAGATTTAATTGAACAAAGCGGCCAAAGAATTCTTACAGTTGACAACGCAATTCTTGATTTACAATTTCCAAGATTTACGCTAAATATGTCATTGATATTGTGGGAAGGGTCTTCGTATGATGCAGTTCGTCAAAATATCGTATCAAAAACTTCAGATTATTTCTTATCAAATACAAGAAGAGATAGAATCCCTGTTTCCGATTTAGTTAAAGTTATTGAATCAATTGATGGTGTTGACTCAGTAAATGTTTGGTTTGATGCATCAAAAGATAATTTGAATATTTACAAAACATTCTATGGTATTGATGATTATGGAGATATTATTCTTGAAAGATATGTTAGAGATGCGTTTGGAAACGAAGTTCCTGTAAGAGATATCTACCCATTAATTCGTGGCGGTTTTGAAAATGAGCAAGGAACTTATTACGAAGATAGTTTAGTTAAAAATAAATTATCAACATTAAATATTCAAGTAAGAGGTTACACACCTAAGAATATTAACTCAGAAAACAATATAGCAATTGTAAATAACATAACTAGCGTTTAATATGCCAAGAAGAGTAAGAAAATTTACGGTTAGAGCCAGTTATTTGTATCAAGCTAAACACTTTAATGATGTTTATAAGAATTTAGGATACAAATACACAGGAAAAATATTACGAAATGGAACATCTCCAGAATTATGGGCTAACCCATTACAAATTCCTATGCTTAATACTCTTGAAGGAATGCTTACCTTTATTTTGGAACAAGCAAAATATGTTAAAAAGTGGTTTTCAATTGCTCACGATAAAAACACAACTAACATAACGTAAATATATAAATTAAAAATGAATTTCATTTATATTACTACAAACAAAATAAATGGCAAACAATACATCGGATCTCATGAAGGAAAAGAAACAGATAACTATTTAGGAAGCGGAAAACTAATCAAACAAGCTATTAAAAAATATGGAGCTGAAAATTTTCAACGAAAAATAATAAAAGAATGCGATATCACACAAAATTTAATATTAGAAGAAAAATACATAAAAAAATATAATACTTTATTTCCTAATGGATATAATTTGAATAAATGCGGGGGGCATAATATCTTTAATGAAGAATTAAAAAATAAATTAAGTTACATAAAAACAGGATCAATACAATCTGAAGAAACGCGAAAAAAACGCAGTTTATCGTTAAAAGGAAAAAAGAGAAAACCGCAAAGCGAAGAAACAAAAAGAAAAATAAGTGAATCAAAGAAGGGTTTAACGCCTTGGAATAAAGGTATACCCTGGAAAGAAGAGACTAAACAAAAAATGAGAAAATTACATAAAAAATTTTCTGAAGAAACGAAAAAAAATTTAAGTATACAAAGAAAAGGGAGAGTTAAAAGCGATAAACATTGTAAAAATATAAGTATTTCAAAAATGGGAATTAATAACCCAATGTATGGAAAAATTCCCTGGAATAAAGGAATGAAAAAAGAAAAGGATTTAAATGCAATTAAATAATTGGAAAATATTTGATAAAAAAGGAAGCCCGTTAAACTGGACTCCTGATACATGGCTACAACTTATTTTTAATTCTACTACTGGTGGTAAAGGTGCAGAAGGATATCTGGTTACCGACCCAAGTGGATTCGCTATATCAGCTGAAATTACTAGCGGTGGATATATGTATGATGATGTAACTGCTTCTTATACATACGCCTTTAGTCCAGATACGATATCATTGTCTTCTACAGAGGTTGACATATCCACTCGAGATGTTTCAATATTCAATCCAGACGGAATGAATACAAAAAGTATCAGCAATCTAACTATTCTTGATTTAAGTACCAATTTTGTATACCCTTCTGTTACCTTCGCCAGTGCTATTTTCTTAGAACCTATTTCTGTAGGTTTAGTAGAAACAGAACACTTATTCATATTAGAAGAATTAGGAAGTCAATTAATTAGACCTTATGATTCGAGTAATTCAACTTTAGTTGTTAGAATGATAGGCTCAGAAAACGAAATCTCGTTTTTTGAAGTTGATGACACAGAAGTTGAAATAACTTGGACAGATGAATTGATTTTTGATGTTTCAACACTTCACCCAGACGTTCCTTTAACTCTTAACATTGGTTTTAGATCTGAATTAGAAGGAGTTTTTGAAAGAACAATTAGATTTTATCATAAAGTAGGTGATACATTATACACTTTAGCAGATATCGTAGTTAACGCAGAAGCGATTGGCGAAGATGAAAGATTTAGAGATTTAATTACAAACTTTGGATTACCAGATCCAAAAGACATGAAAGATGTTTTCAAAGAAACAGATATTAACGAAGATCTTCCAGATTGGGAAATTTTGAACTACAAATCTAAGCACATGATATTAGAGCATGATAAAATCATGCCATTTATAGGAACTTATAAAGGGCTGATAAACGCTGTAAAATGGTTAGGATATGATGATATTTATTTTAGAGAATGGTTTAAAAACGTAAAAGAAAATAAGAAACTTTCATTTGTAGTTCCTTACGATGCTGACGATAGAACACAAACAATTTTGATGTTTAACGCAGACCAAAGAAAAGTGTTTAAGAAATTGAACCAGTTATCAATGGTTTATTGTTTAACAAGAGAAACAGGACAAATCGATGATTGGGGAACTCCTATAACTGAAAACTGCTATGAGTACAATCTCAAAGAAGTTTTTATTAAATTAATGGGACTAAAGAAATGGCTTGAACAAAATATCATAGGTGTTAATTGTAGAATCGTAGATATTACTGGAGAAGGCATTTATTTTGAAAGAGTTCAAAATAAAGTTTACACTACAGATCGAATTGGTTATAATTATAGTGTGCAACAATCATTAACACCTTATGGTGTTGACGGCAATTCCGAATTAGTAACTGGTGACGCAAGCATAAGACTATCATTTCTTGAGTTAACTCAATCAAAGGTAGAAAATATGCCTCTTAGATTCAAAGATTTGATTTCATACGCGTGGAATCCTAACGATCCTTCAACATATTATTCGATTGATGATCCTTCTTATCTTGCAGATCCAAGTAGTTTTTTACTTGTTGGTTCTTCATTTCAATATCCCTTCCTTTTCATAAATGATATAATGTATCGTTTATCAGTGGAAAAAGATTTTTCGGGTATTTTAGGACAAACACTTGTTACAAATCCTTTACACATACTTGAAAATGATATTCGTTACGTAAATATGTTTGATTCGTCATCAGTATTTTATGATATTTCAACAAGTTTAACGATTTATCTTGAAAAAGCATATTTACGAGATCCAAGTATGAGTGATGAATGGACGAATTCAATTGCATATACAATTTACCCAAATGCTTCTGCAAATGGATACGTGATAGAATCATCGACTGGTTCAATGATATTATTTGATGAATACATTACATTAAATCCTGACGCAGGTTCATTACTGCAATACGCAGTCGATGATAATTACAAAGTTCCGCTTTTAAGCTTTAAGAATTATCGAACAATGGACGCTAGTGGAGTAAACACACTATTTGATCGTCTATATTACCTCGATATTTTAGATGGCAAAATCGAAATGAAAGCCGGAATGATGAATCCTATAAATTCATCAGATAACGCAACAATATATTTGAATTTCCAATATGATACAAGTTTGGATGAGCAAATGATTACAGTAAATGTAATATACGATTCTCCTCGTATGACGTTATTCCAATTTGATCCAAGTACATATTACTGGGCAGATCCATCTGGTTTAACTGGAGGAAACGATCCAAGCGTTTATTTATTTGATAATAGCATTTACACAATGCATGTTAATCACATTGGAGATTACAATATTGAAATGTTTGCATGGGATGATTATAACACAATGTTCTATAATCCTGCAAGAGAACAATATCCTGTATGGATTAAAGCACCTACATTATATACGTTAATTGATAATTGTTGTAACACAATATGTGTAAGCACTTATATGAGTGTTGATGAAGTAAGCACATTGATCTCAAATAACAAATATCCTATTTATGATAGAATCATTCCTCTTCAAGGAGTAACTTTAGGAATCGACTCCGAAGGAAAACCTTACATAAGTGTTCCTTCAATTACATATTGGCAAGATGTTCCAGAAGTAAACTCAATTAATAGAGTGTACAATTTAACTGAAAGAGTTACGTCAGTCGCAGGATTAACGATTACGATAGATGATGATTATCAAAAATTCTATACGGGAGATGATATTAAATTAGTTAGATTTGATAAAGGAAAATATTCTTTAATTGAAGAAGTTAGTTCTCGTATTGTTACAGCATCAGGTTCTGAACCGGTGACCGCAGATTTAGATCAAATTCCTCCTTCATTTATTATTGAAGCGTCAACCGATATTTATGTTTTAAATGATACATACAGAGCAACTGAAAATGCCGCTAATGTAGGAACTAATCTCATATTAGATGTAAGCGGATATCAATTTGAAGTTGGTCAATTAGTTGGAATAATTGTTTCAGATGCGAGCAAGCCTGGAATGGAATGGGGTTCATCATATCGAGTACTTGCAGTTGACGGAAGTACTCATACATTAGAATATACAATTCCTGATTTCTTTGTTAGCAATCCAAAATATGAAATAAAAGTTAAACACGCATATTCATCTTATGCAGATTTAACAATGATAACTGAAAGTGCAACGGAGGTTGCAAATACTTTCAAAATATACAACAAAGATTCATACTGCCAAGAATATTATCTTGATAACACATTTGTTTTGGTTAATCTTTTATTTGATCAAGATTTAGTTAATCGTCAATGGTATGATGCTTCTGATAATTTGGTTAATGGAGTATTTTATTATCATCCAGAACCTATCGCTGTGGATATTAGCACATTAGTTATATTGAAAGCTACTTATGACCCTTCAAATTATCTTCTTGGACAAAAAAATATTTGGACTGTAATTAATCATGATTCAAGTTTAATACTATTCAAGGTTTGGAATGAAAGCGTGCCTTACATATTTAACTCATTAGGAACATACGACGTTGAATGTATTTCTTATGATATTTTTGGAAATGCTGTTACGAAAAAGTATGAAGGTTTAATTGAAGTTGTATAGTCATGCCTATAAGCCCTCACAAATTACCCCTAGTAGATACTAATTTTATTGATAAATCAAAAGTATTTATTGAAGCGAATTCTCCCGCTTGGAGATCTCCTATGAAGATTTCCGTTGAAGATCTTCTATCAGGGAGAATCGCAGAAACACACATTAAACACGAAAAACACAATATCGCAAATGATATTGACAACGAATCATTGGTTATCGATCCCTCAACACTTAAAGTAAAAGTTAACTTTCCACACGTCGAATCACCAAATGTTTTTGGTGAGCCTTTTAACGATCATAATATATCCTATTACCAACCGCCAATCAATGCATCTACGATTTCGAGTATGCACCTAGTGACTGATGGGAATTATCTTTATATATGGGTAGGAAATCGATGGAAAAGAACACTACTTTCTGAGTGGGATTCATAAAACTTTAACAATCTTTTAACAAAACTTTTTAACAATTTATACACCCGTTAGGAATATATACTAAAAATCTTTTATGAAAAGAAATTTTTATGTGTATTTAACGACTAATCTTGTTAATGGAAAACAATATGTTGGCGATCATACAATAAATGTTCATGAATCTAATTACTATATTGGCAGTGGAGTGTTATTAAAAAAAGCCATCAAAAAATACGGTGAAGAAAAGTTTTTTAAAGAAATACTTGAGCATTTTCCTTCTAAAAAACTAGCATTTGAATCACAGGAAAAATACATAAAAATGTTTGACACATTATCCCCAAATGGATATAATTTAAGCCCAAAGGGAGGCACTCATATCACAGGTGGAAAACACAGCGAAGAAACAATTAAATTAATGAAAGAACGCGCAAAAGGAAGAAATAAGGGAGCAAAACATAGTAAAGAAACTATAAATAAACGCCTCAAGAGTCATAAATTATTTTATGATCATAAAATAAAAGAATACGAAAAAAATCCAGTTAGATGTGAAAAATGCAAAAAAGCTTTTCCATATCGCTCTTCTTCCAGAATTAAAACAATATGCCACGAATGTTTAATTAAAAATAAAAGAGAAAAAATAACAACACTAAGAACACAAATGAGAAAGCAACACTTTATAAACAAAATAATCGAAAAAAATAGAATAATTGAAGAAAAAAATAAATACCGAAAAGAAAAAGGCTTAAAACTTATTTCATTAATAAATATATAAATATCGGATAATGACCTGACGGCATTATTAACCGATTGGATCTTAGAGACCAATCAAACTAAAATTATTCATTTAAGGAGGATAAAACTATGAAAAACCAATTAGCACGTATCGGAAATTTTAGAAATGAACTCATACCATCTTGGTTCAGTAATGACATAGATGTTATGTTTCGTGATTTTTTTAACAGCGAATCATTTTTCGCTCCGCTTGTAAAATCAAGCATTAACTACCCAGTAGACATTCATGAAACAGAAAAAGACTTGAATATTGAGATTGCAGTTGCAGGTCTCGATAAACAAGATATTACTATTGAAGAAGAAGATGGTATTCTTAGAGTGTCATATAACAAAGATGGCGAAGTAAAAGATGAAGGAAGACATTACTTCTGTAAGAGCATCGCCAAAAGATCATTTAACTTTGGATGGAAATTAGAAGAAGATAAATTTGATCTCAAACAAATTAACGCTGAGATGGATAAAGGCTTACTAAAAATTACTATTCCTAAATTTGAGGAAGATAAGAAGCCGGTTCCATCAAAGAACACAATTTCAATTAAGTAACCAAGTCGGTAATTAAGTAAAGTAACTAAGTCAGGTCATAAAAAGAGGGTGTAAATTACACCCTCTTCTTTTTTATATCACTTTGAATATTTTTATCAATTCTTTTTATTATGTCCTGAATATTTTCAAATCTTCCTAATAGAGCCTGTTTACACATTCCTTCTCGAAGATCTCCTTTTTTAAGATGTTGTTTTAATAGTTTCAATTCCCATTCACGATAATTTGTTTCTGTTTCTTTCATTTTCAAATAATCTTCATCTTTTGGCTCATAAAGATAGCCTATCCAATTTTTTCTTAACGAAAAGGGAGTTGGCTGTCTGTGTTTCATATAGGTTATTGTGTATTCATATTTTGTATACATGCACGGAGCATGACTGCGATATCCTCCTATAGGGACAGTATCATACAAAGGTTTAATAGGAAAAGACATTGTTGGAGATTCGACCTTTGAGATTTTCTTCATTTTGAATTCATACCCATGTTCTTCAGCGTATTTTTGCAAAGCTGCGCCGGCCCTCATTAAAGGATCGCCTATTCCCATTTGGTGTATAGGATCGCCATGTTCTTCAAATTTTTCAAAAACTAATCTTGCTCTCATTTAATTTATATTTCTTTTCCAATAATCATCAGTAAATTCTATTCCATCCGGCCAACTTAATTCATCTCCGCCACTTTCAGCTTCTTCTTCACATTCAAAAATACCGTATCTTTTTTCACCGGTTTCTCGATCATCATATGAATATAACGTTATTTCTCTAAAATTTTCTTCTCCTTCTTTATAC